AGGAACATCGCATATATAAACCCGCAATCGACATGATACCCCTATAGCACATATGTTCTAATTGACCCTGACCTGTCAGCATAGAATAAATGTTCTAGTACGGGTACAAAAATGTTGAGATAGTAGGAAAGTTATTTATATCCCCACTCGCAAATTTCCAATTTTTCAAATTTTAGTCTAGGAGCAAATTTCCAACTTTACAACAAATTTCCAATTTTTAGGATTTTGACTTTAGGTAACTGCACTTATTTGGATTTTATGCATTGTGGTTTCCTACTATCCCAACTTATCAATCAACCAATCAACTTACTTAGTTGCTGCTCGATTTTTCCGCCAATTCATTTGCATAATACCGGTAATCGAACCGGGTCACTCTACCACAAAATTTGCATTTGAATAATCCGGGTTTTCCATGAATTTCTATCCAATGGTGAGCACCTATCTTTTGCCCAGGAGCCACATTAGGTGAACTAGGACATTGCCACAATTTGGATTCCACATATTCTCTATGACCACTATGTCTAACATTGTTTGAATCTGTCATTCCACTTCCTCCTCTCACATCTTCATCCGACAGAATATCTTTGTAGGTTACATGGTTATATAGTTTTTCCATTCGTCTGACCATCAACTGTCTCCAATAATGTTATTTACCTCCTTTATTATATTTCATTTGCCACTAGAAGTCAAATTGCTAGGTTTAGGTATCCAAATCCCTGTAGCAGCTAATTATCTAATTCAGCATATCCTCTATCCAACTAGTGGGTATCCCTCCAACCTGGGCAATTTCTAAAGTTACCCCAGCAAGTTGACTTTGTATCCTGGCAATGGACTCAAGATCTTTCAGTTCTGGTTCAGCGATCTTTAATTTTTTCCTCAACTGTTGGTCAAGGCAAGCTTTCCTTTGTAGCAATTTTAACCTAGATGCTTTATCCTCCTCAGATAAATTCATAGTTTTTGGCCGACCTGTATGATTCCCAGCAGCTACGAATGGGTTTTGTTGTAGATACATCTTGGCGTCTTTTACCCAACAATCAAAATGTTTGTAGAAGTATAAGGTAATTCTCTTGGTATCTGACACTTCCTTGAAATGTTTAGCTACCACTATAGGGTCTCCAGCTTTTATCGGCAACCCGCACTCAGATGCACAGTGGGATTTTCTCCTGGAATAAGTTACCCAAATATTCATTATATCTGCTCCTTAATTTAGTATATTATTTATTTAGATATTTACCATAAGGTTTATATACTATATAATATTACTATAATAGTATTAGTATTTAATTAATTATATAACAGGTTTTTGACTAGTAAAATTCCAGCTAAATTTGAGGTTATATAATCAACTCGATTTTTGCATCTAATTAATTATATAACAAATCTATTGACTTGTCAACTACCTGGAACGTATAATGTATTATCTGGAGTATTTAGGCTCCACCAGCGAGTAGTAAATTTATTATAAAGGATTGAATCATGTCAGATACAGTTGACCCCAACAGCACTATTAATTCCATAGAAGCTCAACTCCCGGTTTTGGAAGGTGACGATAAGAAAACTAAGTATTTGGTTTATCGATCAGCCGGATTTAGTACCCAGGAATCCTGTAAATTAGCTGAATGTCATCCAAAAAGTGTGGAGCGTTGGTCAAGACAGGATGCAGAATTTAAACGGCTAGATACGGAAGGTTTAACCGATCTTAGGGAATCAGTGGGCAATAAGGTTCTGTATATGCAGTTTTCCAGGAATTTCCAATACTTCCTCAAAACAGATTTTGAGTTATTGAAAAGGTTCATGAACAATGAGGAATTGTCCGTCCAAGAAATGCAGTACGTGTCCAAGGCTAGGGGGATGTATACCCCTCAGAGTTTAGGGATGTTACAGCAACTACTCAGCCCGGATAAAAAGTCCAATTTTGATTTCTCCAAATTCAGCATAACAATTAAGCAGGAAAGAGAATCCATAGAGTTACATACCGAAGCTGCATAATTATAACTAAGGAGATACTTGATTATAACTAAGGAGATACTTGAATGGCTAATGGAACCAACCTCACCGACAAATTGCAATATGAAAAGCAGTTTAAGTCTCTGGATTCCATGGATGATAAATTGTGGTTTATAGCTGACCAAATGTATAGGATGAACCAAACCTGTCACATCCATACCAGCCAAATTTGTGAGTTGCAGAATATAGGCAAAAAACCAACAATTACTGGTGGGTTATCCGGCGGTTTAACAGGTAGTATAATGGCAATAATCATATCTGTCATTGAATATTTTAGGCGGTCATAATAATTTAATGGAAGGTCATAATATGCAAATGTTTTGGAAACTTAAATTCAAATTAGCCAGGAAGTTGGAGAATTTCAGACCCTTTACCTGGCATATTCGATTATCAAATAAAGGTTATAAATGGGTTAAAATTAGAGTTAGTTTATTTGGTTGTAGATTTTATATCTAATAGGAGGTTGAGTTGAAGTTATTTATGTGGTCAACAGGTCAAGGGTTAAATGTAGTCAGATGTAAATGTGGTAAAAAGATCAGATGTAAATGTGGTAAAAAGAAAGGTAGGAAATCAAATGCCTAAAGGTAAACGAGCAACTCCAAAACAATCTGCTGCCGGTAGACACAACTGTCAGAAAGCACAGTTGAGCAGGAAAGGGACTCATGGGAATCATTATCAAACTAAGAGGAGAAAATTGTTAGGAGGCTGACCCAGTGTATTTTAACTTTTCTATCTGGAAACTAACTGTCACATAGCTAAAAGAGACCCGGTTTATGGGTGTTTAAGAAACTAGAGCTAACTATTTGGTAGGAGGCTAACCATGCTGCACATCCCTCATAGCAATGATTTCAGGAAGCTGACCTGGACAGGGAAGGTAGCTAATTTGATATGTCCAAATGGTCACATCATTGATCTGAGGGATTATAGGATTTATAAAAATGGCATGGTAACACCCAATGTAACTTGCGGTCACATTTGCACGTTTAATGAATTTGTCAAGTTGAATGATTGGAGTAAAGATTGAACAATCTAGAGGAATTTTTCCGCCCTCTGTTTGAGGATAAGCGCAAATTCTTGGAAACTCTATTGGTCATAGAGGACAAGAACAGGAAGCGAGTGCCGTTTAAGTTAAATGAAATCCAATCCCAAAGTTGGACCGATTCAACAGACATGGATATTACGGTTAAACCGGCACAGGTTGGATTCAGCAGCTATATGTTAGCTCGGAGATTTATCGACACAGTGACAACTCCAGGGACCAATACAGTCCTAATTGCATATGAGGATTTTATCACCGAACGATTGTTGATGAAAACGGATTTTTATTACAACCACCTGGCTGGGTTAAGAATCCCGGGATTTCCTAAATCCAGTCACGACAGCAGCTATGAGAAGGTTTATGAATTCGTTGACCCTGATACTGGTAGAGTAGTCTCAAAGTCAAGTATATATATTGCTAGTGCAAGGAGTAAAACAGCAGCTAGGGCAGAAGTGATACACCATTTGTTGGCTGATGAATTTGCCTTTTGGGTTCCAGAAGCAGTCGAAAAAATCCTACTGCCTGGAATGGATAGAGTCCCAGCCGGTGGCACAATAGATATTTTTAGTACCTGCAATGGGGAAGGGAATTCTTTCCACACCATGTATGTTGCAGCCAAGCAAGGGAAGTCAACATTCAAGGCACATTTTTACCCCTGGTTCCAACACTCCGAATATCAAATTAAAGTGAATGATGTTAGAACCTCAGGGTTGTTGAAGTTTTGGGATGACATAGATAAAAGTGAATTTAAGTTACTGGATGCAGATGAATTAGAACTGCATGAGAATAAAGGATTATCATTTGACCAAATCCGATGGCGGCGTTGGAAAATCAAACAGAAAGAGTCCTTGATGTTATCTCAAACATCCGCTAGAGAGGACAAGCTGTTATTCAAACAGGAATTTCCCGAAGATGATGTAAGCTGTTTCCTGAGTGCAGGTAACATGTTCTTCGATGAACAACTGACAAACAAACTGGCGGAGACTTGTTATCCTGCGCCACACAGGTTTGGAACAGCACAGGTATGGTATAAACCAGATTCACCTGAGGTTAAAAACTGCACATTTGAAGTTTCGGCTGACCCAGGTCAAGGTAAAAATACCGACACAGCGATCAATGTTATGGCTTATACTCCAGAGAATAGACCAATACTTTGTGCTATAGATAAAGGGAGATATTTACCTGAACTAGCCTGTCATAAAATGGTTGAGCTTGGCATGATTTACAACCATTGTAAATTGAGCTGGGAAGCTAACAGTCATGGGTTGGGTTATGCCCCATTGTTGAAAAGTTATAGACCGATCTATTACCGAGAAGAGGTTAATTCAGTTACCGGCAAACCAGGTAACGTGCCAGGTTGGTTAACCACAGCTAAGAATAAAGAATACATGCTCAATGTGGTGCATAGTATCTTGCCGGATTTTACCTGTCACAGTATTGACCTAGTACAGCAAATGAGAGGGACTAGATATGGTGACAATGACAAAATTGAGCATTTAGGGTTGAGTGATATCCTAATGTCCTGTGCAATTAATTTGGTTTGTCATTCAACTAGGAAAGTCAAAAGAGGGTTAATAGGTGCTAATAATATCTGGTCAAAAAAACGATAAGTTAGTTGCATTATAGGAGTTACAAATGAGTAAAAAAGTTACCGAAGAATTGGATGTTACCAAACCCGAGTCAGTCATTAAATACTGTGATAACTTGAAAGGTAGTTGGTCCAAACGTGACAAAAAGATGAAGGAATGGTACAAGTTCCTGAAGCTAGAGGACAAATTAGAGCAGGATGATATGGAATCAGTGGTAAGCAATGACCCTAAAACTGGTTTCAACATGGCGGTACATCTGTTGACTACTGCTACCATTGCTCACAAAGTTGACATATCCGAAATGGGTGAAGTCAACATTGCAGCGGTTAGTTATTTGGAAAGTTATCTGACCAAACAATGGTATAAGCTCAACAGGAAATATCGTAAAGCCGGTCGACAAGGGATTCTCCGATCAATGGCTTCAACCATGCTAGCGACAGGTTGGCTGGCCGTTTATACTCAGGTTACTGATGAATCCATCGAAATAATTAATTGGTCACCAGTGGAATGTTATCCAGTATATGACATAGAAGATGGCCTGGTAGAACATGCTCATATTTTTAAGGTAGATGCTTCCACCGCAAATCGCAAGTGGCTCAAATTAACCGGCAGTCCAAGACAAGAGAAGTTTAAATCCGATCAAATGGTCTATGATTTCTGGTGTTTCGATGATACCGGCACTCCGACTAATATGGTCATAATTGGTCGGGAATTTGCCAAACCAGCAACAGCACACCCCGAATATACCGAACTGCCAGTTAGTATTGGTCCAGCAGCCGGACTGCCTGACATGGGGTCACTAGACAGTAATTGGACAGAAAGATTTGGGGAGGCATTGGTTGGTCCATCCGAATCAGTGTTTGATAATTATAATAGATTGCTAACCTTCTGTCAGCAACTTATCCACGACACAGCTAATACCAAATGGCTGGAATTATCCGAAGGTGATACTCCTATACTCAGACAGGAGGAAATGTTCAAAAGAGGTGCCATTTTTAGAGGTGCACCTGGAGATTCTGTTACAGCTTTGGGAGCTAATCCAATACCAGTTGAACTTACCCAAATGAAGCTGGATTACCAAAACATGATTCAGCGGGGAATGTTTCCTTGGAGTATCTACGGCAATATGCAGGTTGCTATGACCGGGTATACTATGAGCCAGGTGGCTTCAGCAGCCATGCAGGTTTTGACTCCATATAAAGATTGTCTATCTGGTGTTATGGAAGACTCCGACAACTTTATTGTGCAGGTTTTGGTCAATAACAATTACCATCCATATGATTTTAAGAGACCAAAAGACCTGCCGGAATATTTCGACTTTGTTGTAGATTACAGCATAGAGATTCCTGGCTATTTGGTTCATCGAGCAACTGTGGCTAGGATGCTGGCCCCTACCTTTGAGTTAGATGCCGCAACTGTAATGGACAGACTATTCCCAGAGATTAGAAATCCTATGAAAGAACTTGCAAATGCTCGCCGGACAAAAGCTTTAAATAACCCAGAAGCTATTGCGGCTGATACCATCATAGCGTTCCGTGAACATGCCAATGCACTTAGACAGATGAAAATGCCGGATGCTGCTAAGGTTTATGAGACCCTAGCAAATAATATGGAACAACAACTTGGTATGCAGCAAAAGAATCAACCTACAAGACCGATGATGGAAGATAACCAAAACCAAGCTGCTAATAGGAACATCGAGCAGATGGGTACTATGCCAGATGTACAATAAGGAGAAATAGATATGTTAGGTCAAGAACCGAGACAGAATCCAACAGAATTATTTAAGCAGCAACTAGCTGGTTGGGAATCCCAAGGGTCCATTTATGAGCAGAAAGCTAAAGATGCTGAATCCAAGTTGCAGCCTATCAGCCAACAGCTGGATAGCCTGGTCAAACAATTACAGCCTCAAGATAAATCCCTTATTGGTAAGTTAAAATCCTTTGCTGAAATTACCAATCCAATCGGTACCTTTATCAACAAGCAGGTTTTGCAATCACAATATGCGGGTTTAAACAAGCAAGTTGAGAGTCTTATATATGAAAAGAAAGTTGCGGATAAATATTATAGCATTTATTCCTACCTACCATCATTGGCAATATGGTCACCAGAACTTAGTCCTGATGATCTATTTAATAAAATAGGGTTAGAAAACTTTCCTGATCAAGATAAAGAAAATTTCCGGCAAATTATTCAGAATATATATGATGAAACCCACAAGTATCAGTCTACAGGTGAATATATAGACGAATCAACTCCTGAGTTACCCAAAGATGATTTGGGAGTCACTGTCCCTGAATTGCAAGCTCCTGGCAAAGGGTTAATGCACGGGTCCATGCTAACAGGACTAACCGCTTTAACAGTTGAGTCTATTACCAACTCATTGGAACTTAATAGTCTAATCAACAGGCCGGAAAGTAGCTTGGAAGATGCCGAATGGGAAAATCTGTTTAAAGAGTCAGGATATATAGGTGCAGATCAATCCATGCTGGATGCTCGTAAAAAGCAGGGTGAGGAAATCATGTCAGCTATGGCAGATGAGAGTAAATACTACGATGACCTGCTGACAAAAGTCCGGGAAGCAACCGATTATACAGCAGCGGATTTTTTCAAAAATCTAATCACTGATATTTCCAAACCACTAGCTGTTATGATGGAACCATTTGAAACCTTTGCCAATGCCATGATGGGTTATAGTCAAATTGGTCCAGACCCTTACAAGACTCTCCAACAATGGGAACACTTAGCTGACTGGGAAAATAATAAGGATAATCCTAAATTTCAAAAAGATAGGGAAAGATACCTAGCTGCTATCCAGGCATATGAAGAATCCGGCGCATCTGGTTTGGTATCCATGTCCAAAGCCTATGAAGCTTATTTGGGTGGGACTACTAACATAGAAGAAAAAATAAGTTTATGGATTGGCAAGCAGGTATTTGAACCAGTAAATTATGTAGGTGTAGGTTTTGGTTCTGCAATGGCGAAAAGTTTGGAAGCTATTCCTATTGCAGGTAGATTAGCCAAAGGTTTTGCAGCAGTTGACAATGCGTTTATGGTAGCCGGTAACATGCCCATAGATTTAATGAGATCATTGGGTAGTAAGATTCCAAAAACCGCTCCTCAATTGGCGGAACAACTTAGTAGACAGGTTACCAAAAATGCGATCTCCACATTTGCCAGAGTTACAAGGAAATCATTACCAGAGATTACTCCAGGTGATGCTGAGAAAGTTATCCGACAATCCATTGAGAAATATTTCCGAAATCCCACCAGCTTATCTGGAATAGTTCAACTAGGGAAGTCGGTACTATTTCACCAAGCATTGACAGCGGATGATATTGTTAAGTGGGCAAAAGTGTTAGGTGCTAAGATAGACAAAGATGCATTGACCCCTCAGATAGTGGAATCCATCAACGGGTTGTGGGAAGACATGTTCATGCACCATGGGAAAAAGACTGGATTTCAAGTCACTGAGGTTACTGCCAAGCAGGTTAGTAATTTGATTGGAATAGCTGCTAGTCCAGAGAATGTCAAACTGGTAGCCAAATTAATGGAACAGCGAGCTAATAGGATATTGTCCAAAGGGTTAGCTTATGGTAAAGATATTACCAATTTAAAATCCACCATCAGAAAGATAGGCCAGGACAATGCGGATGTATTTCTCAAATCCGCTCAAAATGAAGTTGCTATTGCCAGAAAAGGATTATCCTTAACCAAACAAAGATTGTATTATGTAGGTGATAATCTAATCAATGTATGGCAAAATACCATCAACAGGAATATATCCAAAGTATTTGCCGAAGCTTATTTGGCCTTTGCATTTTATGGGTTCGGCAACGTCATTGAGGACAGCTTAAGAAGCATATTAGGTCATAACGGTGTAGGAACAATGGGTGTGGATGATTTCCTCAGAGGCACAACTGGGTTATTAGTAGACCCCCAATTAGCAACAGCAAGGGGGATTTCAGCTTCTATGGGAGAAATCGGCAAAGACTTGATGAAAGACTCCAACTGGCTGATTAAGTATAGTCCACTAGGTTTGGGACAAGAAAAGTTCAGTAATTGGTGGCGAGAACTGCTGATTAAAAAGCCAGGTATGTTAGGAGC